TCTTTCTCCCTCACACTGGGGGATCGGCCGGAACTGGCGGGAACTGGCCAGGATCAGCCTCGAGCGATCCCGACTGGCCGTGACCAGCCCCGATTGGAAACTGCTGGTGTTGGGGGGCAGACGTGGGGGCCGCTTGTGGCTGCCTGGGCGAAGGCTCACATGTCGGTCAGTCTCATGGGCTGGCAGGTTTACGCCCTCGAGGGCATGTTGATGTTGGATGACGACACTGGGGAACTGCATTTTCGTGAGGGGCTGGTGTCCACAGCCCGGCAGAACGGAAAGTCCGTTCTTCTTCAGGCGTTGCTGGGCTGGTGGGTTACTGATGGTGCCCGGATGCGCGGCCGGCCTCAGCATGTGCTGTCCGTGGCCAACCGGCTTGACCGTGCCGAGGCGATCCACACCGCCCTGGCGCCCATCCTTGTGGAGATCTTTGGCGGCAAGTCGTCCAACGTGATCGGCCGTAAAGCCGTCAAGATGCCGGACGGCTCAACCTGGGAAGTCCGCGCCGCTACCCCCAACCTGCACGGCGGATCGTACGACCTGATTGTGGTCGACGAACTGTTCGACATCGGATCAAACTGCATTGACGACGCGCTACGGCCGTCCATGATCGCCCGCCCCAACCCGCTGTTGGCATGTTTCTCCACAGCCGGGGACGAAGGGTCCACCGTGATGATCCAGATGCGGGAGATGGCGGTGGCGGAGATCGACGCCGGCCACTGTGGCGACACCTACTTTGCGGAATGGTCAATGCCACCGGGAGTCAACCCTGCGGACGAGCAGTGGTGGGGATGGGCCAACCCGGCGTTGGGCACCACGGTGACCGTCAAAGCGTTACGCGCCGCGTCCAAGAAGGAGTCGTTTCTGCGCGCCCACCTGAACCTGTGGGTGTCCGCTCGTGGCGCTTGGTTGGATCCGGGCCAGTGGGCCGACCTCGAGACCGACGCGGCGATGCCCGCCGGAGGGATTTTGGCGGTGGATTCCAGCGTCGACGAGTCCCGGTATGTGGGTGTCCGGTCGGTGGTGGCGGACAACAAAGCGCACGTCTACGTCGAATTCGTCGCTAACTCGGAAGACCAAATGTGGGACGAAATCGGCCGTGTCATGGCCGACCAGACCGTGCAACTCGCCCTCACGCCCACGCTGGAGATCCACTGTCCGCCGAACCTTGCCAGGCGTTGCACCCTCGTCGGCTACGGCGAACTACTCAAGTTCTCCAGTCTCGTCCGCTCCATGCTGATCGAAGGCAAGGTGACACAGCGCGGCCAACGCACATTGACCGAGCATGTCTGTCGGGCCGTCCTCGCCAAAACCGCACAGGGCACCGTCCTGTCGTCACAAAAATCGCCGGGCCCGATCGAACTGGCCCGGTGCATGGTCTGGGCTATCGCCCTGTCCAGCCGTCCGGCTGTTCGCATGAAACCCACACTTGCGGTCTCCGGGTAGGGCTATCGTGGGTGCTGGTGTCCGTCCCGTGTCGGGCGGGGCGGCCACCACCTATCGCGAGGTAACCATGGGAATCTTCAATCGAGGTGTCAGCAAAGCGGCCATCAGCCCGGCCCCCGAGGCGTCCGTCAAAGCAGCTGCAGCCGGATCAGGTTCCCGCGACGGCTACGGCACCTACGGCGGCTACACCAGCCAAGCCAACGGCATCAACTTCGTCGGCGCCTATTACACCTACTACGAAGGTGAAGCCCGAAACCGTGCCATGTCGGTGCCTACGATCAGCCGGGCCCGCGACCTCCTCGCGTCCGTGATCGGGTCGACGAAACTGTGCATGTACACCGAACGGTGGAACGACACCGACATGGAAATGGAAGAAGTCGACTTGGCGCCCCGCGCCTGGCTACGTCAACCCGACCCGTCCGTGCCGTACTCCACCCTCATGTCGTGGACACTCGACGACCTGTTCTTCTTCGGTCGCGCTTTTTGGTACATCACGTCACGCACCGCCGACGGCTTCCCTGCGACGTTCACACGTCTACCGGCTGGCACCGTCACCACTCAAGACCAGTCCGGGCCCGTCTGGTTCGCCCCCTCATCCGAGGTGTATTTTCAAGGCGGAATGATCCCGCCCGAGGATCTGGTGCAATTCATCAGCCCGGTACAAGGCGTCATCTACATGTCCGAACAAGCTGTGGCCACCGCGCTACGCCTCGAGGAAGCCCGGTATCGCAACGCCCAATCCGCTATGCCGTCCGGCGTACTCAAGCAGACCGGCGGCGAACCGCTGTCCGCACAAGAACTGGCCGATCTGGCCGCGTCATTCAACGCCGCCCGCATGTCCAACCAGACGGCCGCCCTCAACGAATTCTTGGACTACACCGAAACCAAAGCGCTACCCGACAACATGCTGATGATCGACAGCGCCGAATTCCAAGCCAAAGAACTTTGCCGACTCACCAACATCCCGTTCTACCTGGCTGGCGTCAACATCGGCTCGTACCAGTACACCACCAGCCGAGGCGCCCGCGAAGACCTGTACCTGTTCGGCGCCCGCCAGTATCTCGACTGTGTATCGCAGACACTCAGCATGAACAACGTGCTACCGCGCGGCACCTACGTCAAATTCGACATCGACGACTATCTGCAAGGCGTCGTCGAGGACGCCATGCAAGAAATGCCCGAAACCACACAAACCCCCGACACCGCCCCCCTGGAGGACTAATGCACATCCAACTGTCAGCAGGATTCGCACTTGACGTCGAAGCGGCCGCAGACGACACTGCCGGCCGACGCGAGATCTCCGGTCTCGCCGCCCCCTACCAGGTGACCGCCAACGTGTCCGGCGGCGCAGCCGTCATGTTCGCACCCGGCAGCCTGCCCGTCGACGGCAAAGCCCCCAAACTGTTCATGTACCACGACGCCAGCCAGCCGGTCGGCCTCGTCACCGACCGTCGCGAAGCCGCCGACGGCTCCGGTATGCTGTTCACCGCTAAAATTGCCGCCACCGCCGCCGGGGACGAAGCCCTACAGCTCGCCAAAGAAGGCGTCCTGGACTCCGTGTCTGTCGGCGTCGACGTGATCGACTCCTACCAGATGGAGGACGGCACCACCGTCATCACCCGCGCCGACTGGCGGGAATTGTCACTTGTCCCCATTCCCGCTTTCGCCAGTGCTACCATCACCGATGTGGCCGCCGCCGCGGACACGACTCCCGACACCGAAAACGATCAAATCCTCAACAAGGAGAACGAAGTGTCCGAAGTCGAAGCCGCCGCCCCCGAGGCCGCACCCACCGCCCCTGTCATCTTTGCCCAGCCGAAGAAGGCTCCGCGCCTCCCCTCGGCTGGCGAGTGGATGGCCGCCTACCACATCGGAGGCGACACCTTCGCCAAGGTCAACGCCCAGGTCGTCGACTGGAAGAAGGAAAACCAATCCACCTTTGAGGCGGCCGCCGGTGACGTGGCCACCACCAGCACGCCGGGCCTCCTTCCGGTGCCGGTGTTGGGCCCGTTGGTGCAGGACATCAACTTCGTGAGGCCGACCGTCCAGCGACTGGGCGCACGTGCTTACCCGGACGGTGGCGCGCAGAAGACCTTCGTGCGTCCCACCATCACCACGCACACGTCGGTCGCCTCGCAGGCCGCCGAATTCGATGCCGTGTCGGCCACCACCATGGTGATCGCCTCCAACACCATCAGCAAGACCACCGTCGCCGGACAGGTCACCTTGTCGATTCAGGACATTTCGTTCACGTCGCCCGCCGCCATGCAGTTGATCCTCAACGACCTCATGGGCGAATACATGTTGTCCACGGACAACATCGCGGCCGACAACCTGCTGGCCGCCGCCACCTCGAGCGGCGTCTGGGACGGCACCGTCACCGACCTCATGAAGTCGATCTACGACGCCGCGGTGGACGTGTCCAACAACCGCAACTTCTTCCCGGACACGATTTTCTGCAGTCCCGATGTGTGGGGGCAGATGGGCCAGTTGGTGGACGGAGCAAATAGGCCCGTTTTCCCGTACGTCGGCGCCCCCGGCCTGCAGGGCCAGAATGCGTTGGGCGGCGGCAACGCCACCACCTGGGTCGGCTCCAACCCGCTCGGCCTCGAGATCGTCGTGGACAGCAACTTCGCTGCCAAGACCATGATCATCACGAACAGCCAGAAGGCCTTTGAATTCTACGAGCAGATCGGCGGACTGATGAGCCGCGAGGAACCGTCAACGCTCGGACGCGTTTTCAGTTTCCACGGTTTCGTCAGCACCTTCGCTGCCGTGCCCGGCATGATCCGCAAGATCACTCAGGCCTGATCGGAGGGGCCGCCCGATGGCGACCTACACAGTCCAATACGGCGTCATCATCCCCGGCTACGTCACCGCCACCACGCTGACCCCCAACGAAATCGTGGTGGGCGGATCGGTGACCGTCGCAGGTGCGGGAGCGGCATACAACGGCACAAAAACCGTCTATGCCCTCCCGCAATACCTGCCCATCAACGTCGGTAGCGACGGCATCATCGAATACGACACGTCGTACCCGCTGGCCAACGCAGTCATGTGGGCCGACAGCCAAACACCCGTCAACATCAGCGCCATCAGCGGCACCATGGCGTACAGCCCGACGTGCACATGGATCAGCTACAGCCAGATCCAAGACTGGTTGGGCATCACGCTGGCCGGAGGTTCGGAAACAGCGTTTCTGACGCAGTGCGCCGCCGCCGCCAACGCTTTCTGCTACCGCCGCCGCCAAGAATCCGGCTACGTCGACGCGCTGGCCACCAGCCCGTCCGGCGACGTCACTTTGGGCACCATCATGTACGGCGGCGCCCTGTACCGTCAGCGCGGCGCCATCGACCAGTTTGCGTCGTTCACCGAAATGGGTGGCGCCCCCACCGTCGGCCTGTCCCCCATCATCAAGCAACTGCTTGGCATCTCGAGGCCGCAGGTCGCATGACATGGCCTACACAGACCTGTTCAACGAAGCGATCGACGACCTGTCCGCCACCCTGGCGACAATCTCCGGTCTGCGCGTCGTCACAGATCCAGGCAAAATCAACCCACCCTGCGTCTTCCTGGACGCCCCCTCGTGGACATCCTTCAACGGTGGAAACATCGTAAAAATGGAATTCTCCGTGCGCGTCTTCTCGCTGGGCCCATCCAACCTGGACGCCCTCCGCAACATCCTGGCGATCTGCGCCCAACTGTTCGAAAAGAACATCGCAGTCACAGACGGCCGGCCGGTGTCCGTCGTCATCGGCGGCCAAGAATTCCCGGCATACGACCTCACAATCCCCCTACAAGCACAGGTGGCATGACATGGCATACAAGATCATTTCCGAACGTCTCGGCGAACCAGGCGCAATCTGGACGCCCGTGGAAGGTGTCAACATTGAGGCGTTGATCGCCGGAGGATTCCTCGAAGACACCAACATCGCCCCCGGCAAATCTGCTAAGAATAAGAGCAAGGCTCCCGACGCCGCCAACACCATTCAGGAGTGAACCATGGCCACGTCGACCTACCTCAGCAACCCAGTCGTTACCGTCAATTCGGTGGATCTGTCGGATCAGTGCAGCGGCGCCACTTTGACGCAAGCCGTGTCACAGTTGACCGCAACTGCTTTCGGTGACACCGCCATGAAGTACGTGGCCGGCCTGCAGGAGAACAGCATCCAGTTGGATCTGTACTGGTCGACGGCCGCCACCGAGACCTACGCCACCCTCAAGTCGCTCGTGGGCACCACCACCACCATCACGGTCAAGGGATCGTCCGCCGCGACGTCGGCCACCAACCCGCTCGCCACCTTCACCGGCACCTTCCTCGCCGAACTGCCCGTGGTGTACACCGTCGGCGAACTGGCCACCTGCTCCGTCACCTGGAACGGCGGAACCTTCGCCTGGACGGAAGCCTGATTCATCCCTAACCCGAAAGGCCCGACATGAAACTGCACCTGAAGGTCGACATTGGTGACGGCCCGTTTGTCGTCACCACCAACCTGCAAACCATCATCGCATGGGAACGAAAGTACCGGCGCAAAGCCGGAGACCTCGCCGCAGGCATCGGCATGGAAGACCTTGCCTTCATGGCATGGGAATGCTGCAAGCAAGCCAAGATCGTGGTGCCCGTCGAACTGGATTCCTTCATCAGCAAACTCGTCGATTTGGAGGTGGTGTCGGAGGAGGCGTCCGGCCCTTTCCCTCCGGCACCTACCGACGTTCATTAGCCGAACTGCTAATCAGCACCGGCTGGTGGCCGCCTGATGTACCCTTTGATACGGACGACCTCGCAACAGTCGCCCAAATTTTCAAGGAGCAGAAACGGTGACAGTCGGGGCCACGCTTGAGGTCAAAGGTGTCAAGGAAGCGTTGGCGATCCTCAACGCCCTCGACAAGTCAACGCGCCGCCAGATCACCCGTGATTTCGCCACCATCGCCGCCCCCATGGTGCAGGAAGCCAAGCGCCTGCTACCGGGCGACGCCCCCATGTCCGGCTGGAATCGTGCTTACAACGTCGGCGGCCGCGAACGAGCTTTGGCCCGGCAAACCGCCCGTTTCGCTAACCCGAACCGGGGACGTGTCCGAGAATTCGCTGTCACGGCCTCGAGCGGGGAAAGCCTGTTGCCGTGGAATGCCAACGCCGAACGACGATCCATCAAGGCTTTCACGTCCGGATCCAAGAAGAAAGCGGCCGTTTTCGGCATGAAGTGGAACGACCGCACCGCCACCCTGTTCGACATGTCCGGCAAAGCGACCACACCGCAAGGCGAACAGATGATCAACGTGCTGTCCACCCGGTACGGTTCCCCGTCCCGCATCATGTGGAAAGCCTACGAAATGTCGTCCAAAGACATCCAGGAGCAGCTGCGACAGCTCGTCGAAAAGATTATGAACCAGTCGTCCTACGCCCTCGCGTATAAGCAAGGCAAGACGTTCGTTTCCAAGATTGTGCAGGTCGTCTAATGGCAGTCCAAATCCCCATAGTCAGCCAATTCGTTGACGACGGCATCAAAGCCGCCCAACGCGAATTCCTGAAAATCAGCAACGCAGTCAAAAACGCTGAAGGCGCCATGGGCAAACTCAAAGCCGGAGGCACCGCCGCTTTCGACGCCCTCGCTAAAAACGCAGGCAAATTTGCGGCCGCAGCCACCGCCATGGCCGCCACCTTTGCAGTCAAAGCCGTTTTCGGCGCCCAACAACTCGCCCTGGCAGCCGGAAAACTCGCTGACGCCACCGGCCTCACCGTCGAGCAAGCGTCCCGCCTCAAAGAAGTAGCGGGCGACATCGGCATCGAACAGGGCACCCTTGAGGCGTCCATCGGCAAAATGAACAAGGCGTTGGGCACCAGCCCGCAACTGTTCAAAGATCTGGGCGTCCAAATCGCCTACGCAAAAGACGGATCCGTTGACGCCAACGAAACCTTCCTCAACGTCATCGACCGGCTCAACAGCATCAAAGACCCGGCGGAACGGGCCCGCGTCGCCTCACAACTGTTGGGCAAGGGCTGGCAATCCATGTCCGAATTGATTGCGGGCGGCTCCGACAAACTGCGGAAAAGCCTGCAAGAAGTATCCAACGCCAAGGTCGTCAACGAGGCTGAACTGGCGAAGGCCCGCAAACTCCGCGACAACCTTGACGACCTGAAGGACACCGGCGAAGACCTTGCCATGTCGATCGGTTCTGACCTGTTGCCCGTCCTGGTGGATCTCGCCCAGGCACTGTTGACCGTCTACGAGGCAGGCAAGAAGGTGGGCGACGTCATTGACTTCATGCCGCCCGTATTGGAAAAGGTCACTGGCGACACCCTTGATCAGGTGAAAGCACAAGCGGCGTTGAACGACATGTGGAAAGCCGGGTACGGCGCTATGGTTGACGCCGGCCGACAGTCCCGCGTCTTTGACGGTGACCTGCAAGACCTCACGGACGGCACCTACGACCTGAACATTGCCTGGCAACGCCTCCTTGGCACGTTGGATCAGGATGCCCAAATCCGTCAGGCTGAAGAAACCGTGCGACGCCTCCAGGAAGCCGCCGCCGCCGCCTTTACCGACCCGTCCAAAGTCAACGCCTACAAAGACGCCTTGGACAACGCCTACAAATCGGTGGCCGGCCTGATCCAGGCCATCGGCCTCGCCAACTCGGAACAAAACAAGATCAAGGTGCTGGTGGACACCGGCGACATCGAAGCGGCGATCCGTCTGCTCAACATCATGATGAAAAACCCGGGCACCAGTCTCCAGGACGCCATGCGGTTCCGTGGCCCTCGAGCGATGGGCGGCACCGTGTCCGCAGGCGGCACCTACCTGGTCGGGGAACGTGGGCCCGAACTTTTGACCATGGGCAACTCCGGCACCGTCACCCCGCTGGGTGCAGGTAGCGGCAACACCATCAACATCACCGTCACCTCAGCCGACCCGAACCAGGTGGTGGCCGCGATTCAACAGTGGACACGAAATAACGGTGCTATCCCGTTGGCGACCACCACGAACATCAGGCGCTAACCATGGCAATCACGACAACTTGGAAAGTCGACATCGGCACCCAAGCCGCCCCCACCGACTTCACCAGCCGCGTCATGTCTATGTCGATCACCCAACAAGTTGACGTTGATCAGATCGGGCGCGGCCAGTGCGTCATCACCCTGTTGAACAAGGACGGCGCGCTGACGCCCGGTGGTGGCGGCACCTATTCCAGCACAGACTGGTTCGCGCAAGGCATTTACGTCAACGCCAAAACCAACACCGGAGCAGGCGATACCAGCATTGACGTATTCGATGGCGTCATAGTTGACTTTGACGTCACCGACAACGGCGTCTATTCGACGGTAACGATCACAGCGTTGGACGGCCTTACGGTTGCCGCCAAAACCGTCGGCTCAACAATCGGAAACGCCAGTTACAACTACAAAAGTCTTTACGACGCATTAGTTGATCGTAATGGCATCGTTTTCCCACGGCTGGGGGGCACCAACGCTGAAGGCATCGTGACTTACGAATGGTCAGCCAGCGGATGGCCCGTAGCAAACAACAGTGGCGCAACCATTCTCCCGACTACCTACGCCGACGCACTCCAGACTTACCTGATCCCAACCGTGTCCGACGTGACATGGCCCACCAACATCACCGCCACCGGCACCGTCGCCAACTACAACATCATTAGCCTTGGCTACGAAACCACCCGTTCCAGCGCCAACCGTGTCACCTTCACGTTCGACCCGTCCGGCTCGATCTCCGGCACCGACCTGCCGTTTGACGACGACGGTTTTCAGCAGGCTTTCAACAACGACACGCTAATTAACCAGGCACAAGTCAAAGGTGTTTCAACCGGGCAAACCACCCAAACATCAACAAACACCACCAACACCAGTTACGGCAACCGCACCGTGCAATTTCTCGCCACCTTGGCTGTTACTGACACCGCCGCACTTGATCAGGCGACCATCCTCACCAACCGGTACGGCACGTCCCGATTCAACCCGGTAAGCATCCGCACCACCGCCAGCATGGTCAAAGCTCGAGCGGCCGACGCCGCCGAAACAACATGGCGCAGCTTGTTGGGTATCGCCACCGGCATCTGGCAGCGCACCGTCATCACCTGGCAAGGCTCCGGGGCATCCAGCCAAACCGCCTACAACGTCATAAAAGGCCGTCGGATCGACGTCACGCCCCAAGACACCGTTGTTACGCTGATGCTGGGCAACTGGGCTGACAACCACGCCTTTATTCTCGACACCGACCAACTTGACATTGACAGATTGGGATACCAGTAATGGCGACACAGTACACAGCAGGCTTCGCGGCAGGCCAGATCCTGACCGCCGCCAACATGAACAGCATCGGCGCGGCCGCAGAAACATTCACGCCCACCTGGACGGCCTCCACAGCCAACCCGACACTGAACAACGGCACCTTGAGCGGCAAATACTTTCGCATCAACAAGATGATCTTCTGTCAGATCTTCTTGTCGATCGGCAGCACCACCGCTGTCGGCACGGGCCAGTATCGGTGGGCGTTGCCAGTCACCGCCGCGTCACCAATCAACAACAACTTGTCGATCGGCTCGGGACGCTATTACGACGCCTCAACGCTGACTGCCTACCTCGCCAACGTCATCTTCAACGCCGGTGCCACCACCTACGTCTCGATGTACATTCCCAGCCAAATCCTCAGCAGCACCGGCCCGGTCGTACCGGCCTCCGGCGACGAATACCACCTGAATTTCTGGTACGAGGCCGCCTAATGAAAACCGGACTTGTCCTTCTCGTCCTGTTGGGCGCCCTCGCGATCTGGGTTGTGGCATGAGCGTCAACCCGTCCAAAGCGTTGATCGCCCTGGTGGCCCTCATCTGCATGACCGTCCTGCTGGCCGTCGACCGCATCGAAACCGACCAGGGACTGCCGATCATCACCATGATCGTCGGCTACAGCGTCGGCAACGGCATGGCCGCCATCTCCGGCAAACCCGTCGACCCAATCATCAAGAAGAAAGACCGCGCATGATCGCCTCCACCATCACCGTCACCACCAGCCCGACCCTGCTGGTCGCCGCCACCGCCAACGCCACCCGCACCGTCTACTTCGAGCCGGTCGGCACCGACGTGCATGTCGGCGGATCCGCAGTCACCACCACCACCGGCGTCGTCACCAAAAAAGACGTCATTTCCACCATCGACCTGCCACCCAAAAACGCGATCTACGGTGTCACCGCCACCGGCACCGTCACCGTGCGGATCCTCCAACCCGAAGGCGACTTCTGATGGCGGTAGCCAAGAAATTCAAGTCTTGGCAAAAAGCAGGTGCGCCGGCCGACCCGTACAACCAGAAATCCCCCAACCTGGTGCAACTCGCCGCCTACGCCAAACGCACATGGAACCTGACCAACCTTGGGATCTACAACCGGCGACCGATACGCGGCGGCACCGCCTGGTCGTCCCACGCTTTCGGCGCAGCCGTCGACCTCGCCTACCCGGATCCCGCCACCCTCGAATGGATCATCCTGCCGTGGCTGATCGAGAACAGCCAGGAACTGGGTATCCAACGCATACACGACTACCAGCGGAAACGCTATTGGGAAGCCGGAAAAGGGATGGTCAACAAGTCGCCCGGCGTCGGCCAACAATGGATCCATGTGGAAACCCATGTGGACAGCTGGGGAAACAACACGCCGATCGAGGCGCGTCTGTCCACAGGCAAGACGTGACATTCTGACCAGCATTTGCTAAACACCTCCCGACCTCGGAAACCCGACTTAGGAGGAACCATGAAACCCAAGCACTTCATCGTGCTATTGACCGGCTTGGCCGTCACCATGACTGTCGGCGGACAAGTCGCCCACCGGCTTGTCAGCCCGCCAGCCCCGCAAACCAGCGTCGCAACAATCACCCCGCCGCCGCGCACCGTCGTCATCACCCCGGTAGCCACGACGGCACCCGCCACTACAACCACGTCAGACGCCCCTAAAACGGCGCATGAGGCCCTGCAAGCCGATCTGGGCACCCTGATAGCCCCCGACACACCCTGCCAAGAATGGGCGCCTTTGGCACTCGAGGTGGGCTGGCCGGCCGACGAGCTGGTGAACGTGCTGGAGGAGATGTGGCAGGAATCCCGCTGCCAGAACATCATTCCCGGCGACCCGCGTTGGAACGGCGGCGACCACGGCCTCATGCAAATCAACGAAGTTTGGGCGAACGAAACCGCCGACCTGTTCGGATCGTGGGAACGGATTGACGACCCGGCCGTCAACCTCGCCATGGCCCTCGAGATCTGGCGTTGGCACGAAATCAACCGTGGGTGCGGCTGGTCACCGTGGAACCGGCCATGCTGAACATCGACAAGCCGTGGTGGGTGGAACAAGCCGCCTGCCGGGACGCGGATCCCGCAATGTTCTTTCCCGGCCCCGGACGAGGAAACGCCGCCGCCGCGAAACAAGCCAAAGAACTGTGTCGCACCTGCCCGGTAGTAAACGAATGTCTGACATACGCCATGGGATTCTCGCCCCGTTCCCTGACTGGGATCTGGGGTGGCATGACTGAACGTGAACGAGCCAGGCAACACAAAGCCACCCACGGCCTTGTGTATAGTCACAAACCACCAACCCGACATTAGGAGACACCGATGCCCGACCACACCGACCCGGACGCCGCCGCGCACTTCATCCGTGAAGCCACCGTGGCCATGGATCACGCCAGCCACACCCTCCAGGTGCTGACCGCCCTCGTGGAGCAGATGCGCGCCGATCC